CCATGGCAAAGGCGGCTGGCCGTCCGTACCCCAACCTAGTTGACAACATGCGCGCTGCAAGGAGTAAGTAATGGCAACGACAAGCGGTACATCGGTATTCAACCTAGACCTAAACGATCTGATCGAAGAGGCGTTTGAGCGCTGCGGCCGTGAGCTGCGGTCTGGTTACGATTTCCGTACCGCCCGTCGCAGCCTGAACCTTCTTACGATTGAGTGGGCCAATCGCGGAATCAACCTGTGGACAATCGAGCAAGGGCAGATCGTCATGAACAGCTTTCAGTCTGTTTATGCTTTGCCAGTGGACACGATTGATCTTCTGGATCAGGTGATTCGCACGAACAACGGTTCTCAGTCGAACCAGATCGACATCAACATCAACCGGATCTCCGAGTCAACGTACTCGACGATCCCGAATAAAAATACAAACGGCCGACCAATTCAGGTATGGATCAATCGCCAGACGGGACTGTCGCCAGCCACGGCATCGACTACCCTTAACGGCGCCATATCCAGCAGCGACACTACTATTACCGTTGCCAATGCGTCCGAACTCCCGTTGGTTGGATTCATAACAATCGGCTCAGAGCTGATCGCTTATCAGAACATCGTCGGCAATCAGATCGTAAACGCATGGCGAGGACAAAATGGAACAACTGCTGCTGCTCACTCTACTGGTGCTTCGGTAACTGTTAACAACCTGCCCTGCATCAACGTGTGGCCAACGCCGAACCCGCCGGGCGACCAGTACACCTTTGTCTACTGGCGACTGCGCCGCATTCAGGATGCCGGCAATGGTACCAATATCGGAGACATCCCGTTCCGATTCGTTAACGCGCTGGTTGCAGGTCTTGCTTTCTACCTGTCGCAGAAGCTTCCTGAAGTCGATCCTAATCGCATCCCGATGCTGAAGGCAGACTACGAACAGCAGTGGACTCTCGCCGAGCAAGAAGACCGCGAGAAGGCCGCCGTTCGCTTTGTCCCACGCAGCATGTTCTACTACCGCTAATCATGCCAACCAAGTACGCCTCTGGTAAATACGCAATCGCCCAGTGCGACCGGTGCAACTTCCGGTTCAAGCTGAAGGATCTGCGCATCCAGACGTTGAAGACGAAGCCCTATAGAATTAAAGTTTGCCGGTCGTGTTACGATCCGGATCACCCCCAGCTGCAGCTTGGCATGTACCCGGTCAACGATCCGCAGGCTGTACGCGAGCCGCGTCCTGATAGCCCGAGTTATCTGCAGTCAGGACAGACCGGATTGCAGACAGACATCTACGATCCGAACGTAAACAACGTAGATGACTTTGGGTACCCGGCTGGGGGTAGTCGTATCATTCAGTGGGGCTGGGCACCAGTTGGCGGATCTCGTCAAGATGATGCTGGCTTAACGCCCAATGATCTGGTAATTTCTGTACAAATTGGCACTGTCACAGTGACCACCACTTAAGGAGTCTCAAATGGCTTACAAGCGCGCCGCAGACGGCATCACCAAGACTGGCAAAACCAAGGGCAAGAACCTCGGTGATGATGGCAAAACCGTTGGTATCGAGAAGGGTCCGAAGCACGCCGGCAGCAAAGGCGGCAAGACCAATGCTGACATGAAGACTATGGGTCGCAATCTGGCAAAGATCGCCGCTCAGAAGAAAGGCTAATCATGGGAAAGACTGCTCAAGAACTGGTTGGGTTTGGATATCCAGCCGGCGGCACGGATAACGACATTGGCGTTTATCGTCAACCGCAACAAAATCCTAATTCGACCGAAGGTGTGTACAGCAAAGGCACGAAGCTTGACGACCTGAACATCAGCGTTGGCAATCTGACCAAAGGTTACAAGGCAGACAATCCGTATGGCGTAAAAGAAATGCGCGGCTACGGCGCTGCCATCAAGGGCAAGAAGATCAGCGGCAAGCAGGGCTAAGCAATGAACTATAATGAACTCTTCAACACGTTGCAGGATTATCTGGAAACAACAGAAACCCTGTTCGTTGCCAACATTCCTACGTTTGTGCAGCAGGCTGAAGAGCGCATTTATAATTCAGTCTTAATCCCAGCGTTGCGCAAGAACGTCATTGGAACGGCGACGACAGCAAACAAATACCTGTCATGCCCCGATGACTTCTTGGCACCGCTGTCACTAGCTGCGGTCAAAGCGGATGGTTCGTATGAATACTTGCTCAACAAAGATGTCAACTTTATACGAGCAGCTTATCCCAACCCTGCTGATTCTGGGTTGCCACGCTACTATGCTTTGTTTGGTCCTCAGTACACAAACCGTAATGAACTCTCTTTCATACTCGGGCCTACTCCGGACGCAAATTATCAGGTAGAGCTGCACTACTTCTACTACCCGCCGACCATTGTTCAGGGCGTCATCAAGACGACTGGCGTTATCACCGGTGGTACGTCGTACACTGCAGGAACATACTTGGGCGTTCCGCTAACTGGCGGCCAAGGCAGTTATGCAACAGCAGACATCACTGTTCTTAACGGATCTGTGGCAACGGTTACGATTCGCAACGGCGGATCAATGTATGTCCCCGGTGATGTATTGAGCGCAAGCTCGTCCAACATCGGAAACACAGGTTCCGGGTTCTCCGTCCCTGTTGCCACGGTATCCAATCAAAACGGCACATCTTGGCTAGGCGACAACTATTCTCCGGTTCTGCTCTACGGCTCAATGCTGGAAGCAGTAATCTTCCAGAAGGGCGAGCAAGACATGGTTCAGTACTACAAAGCAAAGTACGACGAAGCCATACAGCAACTGATTCGCTTGGGCGATGGCATGGAACGTGGTGATGTTTACCGCGACGGCCAAGCTCGCGTTAAGGTGACGACATGATTCAGCAGGGCGCATGCACGGTATTCAAGACCAATCTTCTGGCCGGTAACGAGGACTTCGCTGCGGGATCTCCGTACACATACAAGATTGCTTTGTACACAGCGAATGCCAACCTCGGCCCAACGACGACCGCGTACACAGCTGACGGCGAAATTACCGGTACCGGATACACGGCAACCGGGAAAGACTTAACCGTTATTCCTGTGTCCACCGCCAACACAGCAACCGCATATATCTCATTTGATAACGTCACTTGGGATCCTGCCAGCTTTACTGCACGTGGCGCGCTAATCTACAATGGAAGCACAGGCGCAGCTGTTTGCGTGTTAGATTTTGGTTCGGACAAAACGGCAACCAGTACTTTCACAGTAACATTTCCAGCGGCAACCCCAACGGCTGCTGTTATACGCATAAACTAAGGAGTTCTTTCATGGAAAAGTTTGACGTACAAGACAGCTGCGAAGCCACTGTCGTTCGCAATGCCATTAACGGCGAAGCTGTTATTCCGGGTGGGTATTACACTGTTAAGTGCCATGACGTTAACGGCAACCTGAAATGGGAAGACGACATTCACAATCTGGTGACAACGGTAGGTAAGAACCTGACCGCCGACACAGTTCTTGGGAACTCGGCAGCGGGCGCTGTTGTTATGGGCCTTAAGGGTACCGGTACCGCAGCTGCTGGTGACACACAGGCGTCGCACGCAGGTTGGCTTGAAGTCGGTCTGGCAAATGCACCAACGTATTCTGGCAACCGCAAGACCCCGACTTTTGGCGCGGCCGCAGCAGGCGTTAAGGCAACGTCGTCTGCAGTCGTGTTTAGCATGACGGGCTCGGGTACTGTTGCAGGGTGCTTCATCAACATCGGCGGTTCGGCCACGATTGACAACACCACAGGCACTCTGTTCTCTGCTGGCGACTTCACTGCCGGCAGCAAGACTGTTACTTCTGGCGACACTCTGAGCGTTACTTATCAGCTGACTGTTTCGTAATAGGCGGTGAATCATGGCGTTGGTTCTGAAGGATCGAGTCCGAGAGACTACAACCGTACTTGGTACGAACGACGCCACGTTGCTTGGCGCTGTTACCGGGTACCAGTCATTTTCTGTAATCGGCAACGCAAATACGTGCTACTACACCATTTCGGATAACTCCGGTAACTGGGAAGTTGGTATTGGCACGTATAGCTCTGCCGGCCCAACACTGGCACGAACTACAATTATTTCTTCAAGCACCGGATCGAAAGTAAATTTTCCGGCCGGTACGAAGGATATTTTTGTAACGTACCCAGCTGAGTATGCTGCTTACGTAGACGGCTCCAATATAGTTCCGGGTACGGCTTCGACCGTTCCGACGACTTACGGTGGTACTGGCCAATCAAGTTATACTGCTGGCGACCTGCCGTATTACGCTTCTGGCACATCCCTGTCAAAGCTAGGTATCGGTACTTCTGGTTATGTGCTGAAGTCTACTGGCTCTGCTCCGTCGTGGGATGCTGTATCTAACGTGGCCGTAACCACGTTCAGTGCAGGAACAACTGGCTTTACACCGTCAACCGCAACATCTGGCGCGGTTACTTTGTCAGGCACCCTAGTCGCGGCAAACGGTGGTACAGGCCAGTCTTCGTATGCTGTTGGCGATCTTCTATACGCATCCACCACAACGGCTCTGTCAAAACTGGCGGACGTTGCCACTGGCAATGCGCTGATCTCCGGCGGCGTTAGCACCGCTCCGTCTTGGGGCAAGATTGGTCTAACAACCCACGTATCAGGCACGCTACCGATCGCCAACGGCGGCACAAATAGCACGGCCACTCCAACAAACGGTGGCGTTGCTTATGGTACCGGCACAGCATTTGCATTCAACTCCGCAGGAACAACTGGCCAGATCCTTCAGTCGAACGGTGCAGCCGCTCCAACGTGGGTAAACCTATCAACGCTGGGCGTATCAACAATCTCGTTTGGTACCACTGGCCTGACTCCTGCTACGGCAACTAGCGGTGCGGTAACTGTTGCTGGCACTCTGGCTATCGCTAACGGCGGCACCGGCGCCACGGTGGCCAACGCAGCACTCAACAACCTGCAGGGCTACACCACAACGGCAACGGCAGCAGGTACGACAACGCTAACTTCTTCCAGCAGCTATAAGCAGTACTTTACTGGAACCACGACGCAAACCGTGGTCATGCCGGATGTAACCACTCTGGCTCTTGGTCGCTCGTATGAAATCATCAACAACAGCACGGGGCTGATTACTGTCAACTCGTCTGGCGGAAACGCGATCACGACAATCCCATCCGGACTGAGCGGCGTTGTAACCTGTATCGCAATCACCGGCACAACTGCAGCGTCTTGGCACTATGAGTATGCGTCGTTCGATACGATTACAGGTACTGGCGCCTGTGTATTTTCTGCGTCTCCAACACTTACCGGAACGCTTACAGCGGCCACAATCAATGCCTCGGCAGACTCTTCGTTTACGTCTACCGGCGCCCTGCTTATTTCCAAGGGAACAACGGCGCAGCAGCCAGGCTCTCCAGCTGTAGGTATGATGCGGTACAACACCTCGACCAATCAGTTTGAGGGTTACAGCGGCTCGAGCCCAGCATGGAAGTCGATTGGTGGGTCTGCTCTTAGCAACGACACTGCTACAGCATCAAACCTGTATCCTGTGTTTGCCGCAGCAACGACTGGCACGGCAGAAAATCTGTACACGTCAAACGCCAAGTACCTGTACAAACCGTCAACCGGCGAACTGCAATCCAGCGAAATGGTTGCAGCTAACGGTCTGTTTGTAAACGCTCAAACAATTTCAACAAGCTACACACTGGCAGCGACTAACAACGCAGGCAGCTTCGGACCGATCTCCGTGGCGTCTGGCGTAACAGTCACGGTGTCTAGTGGCGCAACATGGACGGTGGTTTAATATGACAATAGTAGTTAACGGATCGGGAACGATCACCGGCATCTCGCAGGGTGGTCTGAACGACGGCATCATCACACAGTCAGAGATCGCCAACACCGGCGTGGCTGGCAACGGGCCAGCGTTGATTACAGGAACAAGTAATTCAGTGGCTTGCACGAATGGCACTTCTACTAAACTAACATTCAGTTCTGTTACAACTGATACCGCATCGTGTTTTAGTACGGCGACTTCAAGGTATACACCTAACGTTGCTGGATATTATCAAGTAAGTGCTACCGCCGGATCTGTAAGTGCATGGAGTGCTGCTGCGTTTAATGCTACGCGGCTGGCAAAAAACGGCGTCGAGTTTGCAGGGGCTGTGTATTCACCGTCAACAAACTTTAATGCTGCATCTGTATCAGCACTTGTATATTTGAATGGATCAACTGATTATATAGAACTTTATGCTCAACAAAATTCAGGATCAACTCAGAATATGCAAGGTAATTTTACTGCCGTTCTAGTGAGGTCTGCATAATGACACTATATGATAAAATCATCGCACTTTACCCAGATTTGACGGATAAAGATTTTTTCAAGGATATTCGCCTTCAAAACGACTCCGATGGTCACGGCGACTACATCGCTGAATGGAATCATCCAACTTATCCGAAGCCTACTGACGAGGAGCTTAAATAATGGGCGGCTCAACTAAACTAATGAGTTCAGGCGCTGGTGGCGTAATTCTCACCACGCCGGGCAGCATCGCTGCCGATGTAACGGTTAATCTACCTACGCAGAACAGCACTCTAGCTATTAACGGGCCAGCGTTTAGTGCATATCAAAGCACAGCCCAAACAGCTCTTTCCGCAAATACATGGACAAAACTTGCCTTTCAGTCGGAAGAATTTGATACGAACTCGAATTTTGATACTAGCACATACAGGTTCACTCCTAACGTTGCTGGCTACTATCAAGTAACTGGGTTTATGACTGCATCAACATCTTTTACCTACGGCCAAGTTTTCGTCTATAAAAACGGCAGCCAATTCAAACTCGGAAACTCAAATGGTTATTCCGCAAACACGTCAAATGCGTGGGGCGCATCCTGTTTGGTTTATATGAATGGCACAACAGACTACTTAGAATTATATGGGCTTATGGGCCTTAGTCAGGCCCCCGCGGCCGGCGCGGGGCTTACCTTCTTCCAAGGCGTTTTAGTGAGGTCTGCATAATGACACTCTACGACAAAATCATCGCTCTTTACCCTGATCTAACCGATCAAGATTTTCTGACCGTCATCCGCCTTCAAAACGACTCTGACGGCAAAGGTGACTATATCGCGGCTTGGGATCACCCTACTCTGCCTAAACCTACTGCGGAGCAACTAGGGTAATGCGTATTTACTGCGTGACTAACAAAACCAACGGAAAGCAGTATGTTGGTCAAACCGTGACGGCTCATTCTCGTCATGGGCATGGTCACGCTATGCGCGATGCTTACAAGAAATACGGCTTTAACAACTTTACATACGAAACAATCTTTAGCGGCATCAAAGAAGAATTGCTGATGGATTACGCTGAAAAGTTTTGGATTAAAGTGTGCGGAACATTAGCGCCAAATGGTTACAACTTGGAATCTGGTGGCCGCTGGGGAAAGCGTAGTAGCACTAAACCCAATCTTGGCAAAAAGGCTTCTGCTGAAACCCGCGTAAAGATGACGGAATCGCAAAAGAAACATTGGGCTTCTTATGAGGTGCATCCGCGCAAAGGAAGCAAACATACAGAAGAATGGAAAGCCGCCGCTAGTGAACGAATGAAAAAGCAAGTTCAGTCAGAAGAAACGCGCAAAAAGCGTAGCGAATCAATTAAACTATGGCATCAAAAGCGTAAGGAGCAGTCATGTCAGTAAGTGTAAATGGAACAAACGGGCTTACATTTAACGATGGCTCGACTCAAAATACCAGCCCTTTTGCTGGTGGTTTAGGATTCCGTAATAGAATTATTAATGGGGCCTGCATGATTGACCAGCGTAATGGTGGTGCAAGTGTTACGCCTGCTGCAACAGGGGTAACTTATACCCTTGATAGATTCTTTTATGCTACAAGCCAAGCATCAAAATTTACAATCCAGCAAAACGCTGGTTCTGTAACACCACCGTCAGGTTTTTCTAATTATGTCGGTTTAACTGTAGCATCGGCGTATTCAATAGGTACTTCTGATTATTTTATATATGGGCAAGCTGTAGAAGGTTTTAATATGGCTGACCTTGGATGGGGAACAGCAAATGCACAAGCTGTAACTCTGTCGTTTTGGGTTCGCAGTTCATTAACAGGTGTCTTTGGTGGGTCATTAAAGAATAGTTCAGGAACACAATCGTATCCATTCTCCTATACAATTAACTCGGCAAATACTTGGCAACAAATAGTGTTGCAAATACCCGGAAATATTACGGGCACTTGGCTTACAAATAACGGAGTGGGGGTTGTAGTTCAATGGTCACTTGGAATGGGGTCTTCTATGTCAGCAACTGCAGGAATATGGCAATCGGGGAACTACAACTCAGCCACAGGCGCAACCAGCGTAGTCGGCACAAACGGAGCCACCTTCTACATCACCGGAGTCCAACTGGAAAAAGGCAGCACAGCCACCAGCTTTGACTACCGCCCGTATGGTACGGAGTTGGCGTTGTGTCAGCGGTATTACTGGCGGCTTAATGCTGCGTACTTCAGAGCATATCAGGTTGCATCCAGCGCGTTAGGACAGACTATAAACTATCCAGTAAAGATGCGAGCAAACCCGACAGCTACAAAGTACGGGTCTTGGTACGCGGTTAATTGTAACCAGCCTACTTTTACTGACTCGGGCGGTGGGGATATGACATTATCTTGCGTAATGGCAGCAACAACAACAGCCACAGCAGATGCGCTATATGTAGCAACATCAACTTCAACTTACGCTGACTTTAGTGCGGAGCTTTGATATGTACTACCAACTATTTAAGAACGTGATTGGCGCAGTGAATAGCGTTGTGTATGTGCTTCCTGATGCGGAAAAGTATATCCCATTCGACCCAGCCAACATGGATTTCGTAGCCTTCAAGCAAGCTATCAATGACGATACTGCACAGCTTGAGGATGCTGATGGCAACCTGATGACGGCTGAAGAAGCAAAAGCATACGTAGCTACGCTGCCATAATCATGTATGGATTTGAATCGTACGCCGAGGTACCTTTTGCAGCACTGAACACCGCGTTCGGTTCTGTGTCTGAGTCCGTTAACCTGTCGGCATCGCAAGATGTGACGGCGCAGTTTATTGGCGTACGGGATGAGTCCATAGCATTGACTGCGGATCAAGACGTTCTTGCAGCGTTTGTTGGGTCGTGTGTCGAAGAGATTGGCCTGACGGCGGCGCAGGATGTTCTTGCTCAGTTTGTTGGATTGGCCAACGAGGCGATTGCACTAAGCGCCGATCAAAACGTTACCGCCCAGTTTGTCGGTTCGGTATCAGAGCTTGTTGACATAACAGACTCTCAAGACTCGGTGTTTACCTTCTTGGTGGATATCGAGGAAACATTCAGCCTGTCAGACGACGAAACGGGTAACGCAGGTTACGCCGTAACCGTTGCTGAAAACGTGTCTCTAACCACGACGGAAGCTGTCACGGCGGCCTTTGCTGCGTCTCGTTCTGAGCAAATGACGCTGACAACGGCGCAAAACGTTACTGTTGTATTCGTTGGGAACATAACCGAGACCGTTGACCTCACCGACGGCCAATCCGTGCAGGCTGCCTTTGTTGCAGCAAGAAATGAAACCGTTGGCCTGACGGACAGTCAGAATGTAATAGCTGCCTTTGTTGGTAATGTTGCAGAGCAGCTAAGTCTGATTGAAAGCCAATCCGTCCGTGCTGACTTTGTTGCAGAAGTTCTGGAAGAGGTCGGACTAACAACGAGCCAGTGTGCGTTTGGGTGGTTCGGAATCAACGACGATCAAGACCCGGCATGGGGAACCGTTGTTATTAACGTCAACGAGGTTGCAACTTATGGCGGGTTCACGTTCGGTGGTGTACCATTTGCCGGAACATTAAGCGTGTCTGGTATTGCGCCAAACCCGCTGCCAGACGAGCAAAACCCATTTTGGACAGAGACTACCGACGACGGCCCGACCAACTGGTCAGACGTAGATAACAATCAGAATTGCTAGGAGTATTAAATGTCATCGACATATTCATCGACACTACGAATTGAGCTGATTGGCGACGGCGACCAGTCTGGTATTTGGGGTCAAACAACCAACAATAACCTTGGCGCGTTGATTGAGCAGGCCATCACCGGCGTCGTTACCATTACGATGGTGGATGCCAACTATACGCTTACCGCATATAACGGCGTGGTGGATGAGTCACGCAACGCTGTCATTATTGCTACTGGCACAAACTCGGCGCAGCGCAACATCATCGCACCGCTTGTAGAGAAGATCTACACAATTAAGAATAGCACCACTGGTGGGTACGCCATTCAAATCATTGGCGCATCAGGCACTGGCGTTGTTATCCCGAACGGCGTGACGGCCTCCGTTTATTGCGACGGCACAAACTTCTACGACCTGCAAGTTGGAACAACAGGCAATCAAACAATCAATGGCAACCTAGCTGTCACTGGAACAGCCTCTATAGCTGGCGCTTTGTCTGGGTCAACCGCTACATTCTCTGGGGCTATTAGCGCTGTTAACCCAGCGTTTACTGGAACGCCAACGGCTCCGACAGCTCCGATCGGAACCAATACAACTCAGATTGCAACTACGGCATTTGTAACAAACTTTGCGACCACGCTAGGCACAATGTCTACGCAAAATGCAAACAACGTTAACATTACCGGCGGCAGCATTAGCGGAGTTGCATTAAGCGCAACTGTGTCGTGGGCGGCGATGCCAGCTGGAACTCGCGTGATGTTTGCCCAAGCTGCTGCTCCGACTGGTTGGACTCAGGTCACTGATGACTCGGCCAATAACCGTATGCTGCGAGTCGTGAACTCAACTGGCGCTGGGACTGGAGGTTCGGCAAGCCCGATCCTTAACAATGTAGTTCCAGCTCACACGCACACATACTCTGGGACAACTGGCAATCAAAGCGCAGACCACTATCACGGCGTTTCCGGCAACACCGGAGGCATGAGCGCAAACGCTAATCACTCTCACGGTGTGTATGATCCGGGTCATAACCATGTGTACCGCCGAAATGAAAACGCAGGCTCTGCACAAGGCGGCTGCTGTTCTAATGGTGACAGCTTCTACGATTCCGGAACGTCTTACTCCGGTACCGGCATTGGCATCTACTCAGCAAACGTAGATCACTCGCACTACTTTTCTGTGAATTCTGGTGGCGTAAGCGCAAACCACAACCACACATTCTCAGGAACAACAGACAACGGTTCTAGTCAAACAAACTGGGCGCCTCGGTATATTGATATGATTATGTGTAGCAAAAACTAAGGAGTTAAAAATGGCTAATGACATCAACTTCGGTTACGTAACGCCGGACAAGTGCCCGTTTGAGATTATGACTCCAGAGCAAATTGCAGCTCAAAACGCACCTCGGGAAATGCCGTGTCCACCCGTAAAGCCGCCACCGGTTGGCAAGAACTATGTGTACAAAGACGATCAGTGGGTTCTTGTCGACAACCCTGTGCATGGGCTGTAACAATGGAACTCAAGAAAGTCCTAACATGCCCGCTGGGGAGTAAGTGCCAAGAGGCCGTTGATGGCGAACTTCGTCAATGTGCGTGGTACACAAAGCTGTCTGGCGAAAACCCACAGACTGGCGACGTTGTGGATGAGCACGGCTGCGCTATGACATGGCTTCCGATACTTCTTGTCGAGAATGCTCGAACTAACCGCAGCACATCAGCTGCCGTAGAGTCGTTCCGAAACGAGATGGTAAACGCCAATAATTCTAGCCAACAGCTTCTGATTGCCGCAGCAAACTTTGCCCAACCAAAACTGGTTCAATCGGAATGATCTACTTAAAGTGGTTGCTCATGGTTCCAGCGATGTTGCTGGTCTCCGCTCTGACATTTCCTTTGGCGCTCTTGCTTCCGGCGTTTGCTGAACAAAGAGAGGGTTGGCACGAGAACGGTAACGTGTGGGGTATGGGCTGGTACTTGCCAGCTTGGCTAAACGTATTTCAAACACCGGACAATTCACTGGATGGCGACTATGGATGGCAACACGAACACTGGCAGTGGCGGTTCAAGCTTCCTTCCCGTATTGGTACCTATGTTGGTCGCATCGGCTGGCTGTGGCGTAATCCCGGCTATGGCTTTGGAGTCTTTTGTTTTGACTCCGCTGTTCCTGTGGTTGCAACTTACGAGGGAAATCAGTCTGTCAACGACAGCCCCGGCGTTGAGGGATGGTGCTTAGTACACGCTGGTGGATTGTTCCAACTTGTGTGGGTTAAGCGCATCAGCACAAACAAGTGCGTTTATTGCAACTTTGGCTGGAACATCAAGGGTCTGATCAACGATCCACGCAACCGTTACACAGCAACTTTTGCATTCTCCCCAAGGATATCGACATGGAAAACCAACCAGTAGAAACCGCAAAGGAAGTGGCGGGCAAAACTATCGGCCGCCAAGGTTTGTTCTACATTACGCTGATCGTGTGCGTAGGCGTTGGTGCATCTATTGTTCTGGAAGAATCCAAGATGGCAGCCGTCATGGGCCTTCTTGGCGCATCTCTGACCGCCCTCATTTCAATGATGAACGGCATTGCAGGCGCCAGTCCGAAACAAGAGAAGCCAGAGT